ACAGGATTAGTTTACATGTTAAAAGAATATCAAAACACCCACGGCGTACCTATCGTATTTGACGCAACGCACTCAGTTCAAAAACCTGGAGGGCTTGGGTCATCTACTGGTGGGAATAGAGAGTATGTACCATATCTAATAAATGCAGCCGCCGCTGTTGGTGTGCAACACTTCTTTATGGAAGTTCATGAAGACCCCGACAACTCTCCAAGTGACGGCCCAAATATTCTACACCTCGAAGACTTTGAGGGAGTTGTTAAATCCATCAAACGCATTAACATGTTTATCTAATACATACTAGGTAGTGGAGTTACTTGCGTAACTACCTAGTATGTATTAGTTTTAATGAAGGGGCGAACAATGCAGCAATACGAAACCGACAGTAAATTTATAAAGCACATGGCTTGTGAAAGCTGTGGCTCAAGTGATGCCAATAGCTTATACGATGACGGCCATACATATTGTTTTAGTTGCCATACAACCATAGGAGCCAGAGAAGTTATGAAGACAGAACAGGTAGTACCAATCAACATGAACGCCAAGAAAAACTTTCAGTGGTATTCTATAGACGATAGGAAAATTAGTTCTGAGACTTGTAAAAAATACAATGTCATGGTAGCCAAAGAAGGTTCGGTTATCACTGACCATATGTATAAATACTTTGACAAAAATGGGTCATACATTGCAACTAAGTATCGCAAAACAAGTAACAAACAATTCTGGTCTGAAGGAAACTTGTCTAACGCTGGCTTGTTTGGTCAAAATGTTTTCAATCAAGGCGGCAAGTACATTACCGTATGCGAAGGTGAGATTGATGCCATGAGTGCATACGAACTACTTGGCTCCAAGTGGCCTGTAGTTTCTATTAAGAATGGTGCCGGGTCCGCACTTAAAAACTGTAAGCAATCCTTTGACTATCTCAATAAGTTTGATACCGTTGTTGTATGCTTTGACAACGATGAGCAAGGCAAACTAGCGGAGCAACAAGTTGCACAGTTGTTTGAGCCTAACAAGTGTAAGATCGTGAGCCTTGATCTTAAAGATGCTAACGAGTATCTCAAGACAGGACAACGTGAGAAGTTTGTACAGTCATGGTGGAACGCACGTACTTACACACCAGCAGGTATTATAAACCTAGCTGATCTTGGTTCTGCTTTATATGACGAGAAGATCAACGAGACTTGTCCTTACCCGTGGACTAAGATGAACGAGAAGACCTACGGTATGCGTACTGGTGAACTTGTGACGTTCACTTCTGGTGCAGGAATGGGTAAGTCCAGCATCTTACGTGAACTAATGCATCACATCATGCGTAACACAGAGGCTAACATTGGTGTGCTTGCTCTTGAAGAAAGCACCAGAAACACTGCCTTCAATATCATGAGCGTAGAAGCTAATGCAAGATTATATATTAAGGAAGTGCGTGAACAGTACACACCAGAGCAACTCAAGGAGTGGCAGGATGCTACGCTTGGTAGCGGCAGGTTCTTTGCCTTTGACCACTTTGGTAGCATTGAGAACGACGAGATACTGGATCGTGTACGTTACATGGCAAAGGCTCTTGATTGTAAGTGGGTGTTCCTTGACCACTTGTCTATCTTGGTATCGGGTCAAGAGGACAATGGCGATGAGCGTAAGTCTATTGACATACTGATGACCAAGTTACGTTCACTGGTTGAGGAGACTAACATAGGTTTACTTCTTGTCAGTCACCTACGTAGGCCAGCAGGTGATCGTGGTCATGAGGATGGACGTGAAGTTTCTTTGTCCCACCTACGTGGCTCTGCATCTATCGCCCACCTGTCTGATGCTGTCATTGGTCTGGAGCGTAACCAGCAAGCAGAGGATGACGTTGAAGCTAACACTACTACAGTACGTATACTCAAGAACAGATACACTGGTGAGACAGGTATATCTTGTTACCTTCATTATGATCGTGACACAGGCCGCATGACGCAGATCGACAACCCATTTATGGAGAATGATAATGAGTAAGGCTTGGAAAGTATATAGTCCTAAGTTAGATAAATTTTATAAGCATAAACATATGCAAGGACTTATTTGGGAAAGAAAGAGTGCCGCTAAACGATGCAGAACAAACTTTTTGAAAGAACACAATCTTCCTAAAGACGCTTTAGAAATTATTGAGTACGAGTTAACAGAAACCAGAAGATATACAGACTCTCAAATGGATGATCTATAGGAGAATGTAATGACAGTTAAAAAGAAATTTGACAAGGCTCTTTACGATGTTGCTGATAAAAAAGCCAAAGAGGTTATGATTAATTGGCTTAAAAGTAATACAAAATCAACAGAGATTACAATGAAAGAAGACACCTACTTTGACATTACATGTAGCATATCACCTGAGTTACCTCGCCAACTCTACGAAGTAGAAATAAAATATTCTTGGAAAGGTGATTGGCCCAAAACATGGAGAGAGATACGCATACCGTATAGAAAGAAAAGACTTCTTGACAAGTGGAAGAAAGATTATTATAATGATACCTTAACATTTGTTGTCCTCAGAGAGGATTGCAAGCAAGCATGGTTCTTTGATGGTGATATGGTTCTTAATTCTGAAGTTAAAGAAGTATCTAATCGTAACATTCGTAAGGGTGAGATGTTCTTTCATCTAAAAACAACAGACGGATACATAGTGGATATAGATTAATGGAAGCAATCGTAGACATTGAGACTGATGACCTAGATGCAAGCATTATACATTGCATCGTAGCTAAACACTATCAAACAGGAGAGATGCGTCAATGGATTGGTAATCAATGTCAAGAGTTTGGTGAGTGGTCAAAGCGTATATCAAAATTTATTATGCACAATGGTATTAGCTTTGACGCTCCCATTCTTAACAAGCTAACAGGTTCTGCTATCGCACCTTCACAGGTACGTGATACTCTCATTGAGTCACAACTATTCAATCCTGTACGTGATGGTGGTCACTCGCTACAGTCATGGGGTGAACGCTTTGGATTTCCTAAGATAGACTACCATGACTTTAAGTACTATACACCTGAGATGTTAGAATACTGTAAGCGAGATGTTGATCTTACACATAAAGTAGCACAGAAACTAGAAGAAGAAAGCAAAGGTTTCTCTGATTCCTGTTACAATCTAGAGCGCAACATCAGAATTATATTAGACAAGCAGCAACGTAATGGCTTTGCCTTTGATCTTAAAGAAGCACAGATACTTCTAGCACAGCTTGAGGACGAACAACACCAGCTAGAAAGCGATGCTGAGAAAGAGTTTGAGCCTACGATTATAGAACTCAAAACAAAAACAAATATAGTACCATTTAATATAGCAAGCCGTAAGCAGATAGCAGAACGTCTGATGGATCGTGGGTGGAAGCCAGACAAACTAACAGAGAAAGGTAATGTTATTGTCAATGAAGAAGTTTTATCCAAGATCAATATGCCAGAAGCTGAGATGTTCAGCCGTTACTTTCTTCTTCAGAAAAGAACTGGACTCCTCAAGTCGTGGATACAGGAGTGTGATGAAGACCTACGTGTGCGTGGTAGGGTTCTTACTCTACGGACAATTACTGGGCGTATGGCGCACAACAAACCAAACATGGCACAAGTACCAGCAGTCTACAGTCCGTATGGTAAAGAGTGCCGTAGCCTATGGACAGTATCTAATCCAGAAACTCACAATCTTGTAGGGACTGATGCCTCTGCTCTTGAGCTTAGATGTCTTGCTCATTACATGAATGATCCTTCCTTTACACGAGAGGTTCTTACAGGTGATGTACATACTGCTAACCAACATGCAGCAGGACTGAAGACTAGAGATCAAGCAAAGACTTTTATCTATGCCTTTCTCTACGGAGCAGGTCCAGCTAAGATTGGTAAAGTTGTAGGAGGCTCTGCATCTGATGGTCAGAAATTAATACAAAAGTTTTTACGAAACATGCCAGCCCTCAAGAAGCTACGCTCTAACATACAAGAGGCTGCACAGTCTGGTAGTATTCCAGGTCTTGATGGTAGGAGACTACATATCAGATCAGAACACGCCGCATTGAACACATTGTTACAGGGTGCTGGTGCTATTGTATGCAAGCAGTGGCTTGTAGAGATGGACAACAGGATACGTAAGACTGGTCTTGATGCTAGGCTTGTAGCCTCAGTACACGATGAGTATCAGTTTGAGGTAGCCAAGCCTGACGTTAAACGCTTCACACAGATTACTAAAGATGCTATGCATCAAACACAGAAAGCATTTAACTTTAAATGTGAACTTGATTCTGATTATAAAGTGGGAGCCAACTGGTCGGAGACACACTAATGACAGAACAACTTGAGTTTTTTAATAACATTAGATCAATTGATAAATCTAAAGGAACTAAAATCTGCATTAAATGTAAACAAGAAAAATCTCTTGAAAGTTTTATAGTTCAGGGAGGAAAAAGAAATCTTACAAATAATTATGTAAGAATGAATGTATGTAAAAAATGTGAGAGGAAAAAGGAAAAACAAGTAATTGAATTAAAAAAAATATATTCTTATCCTGAAGAAAATTATAAATGTCCTATTTGTTTTAAGATGCCTGAACAAATTATTCCAGAAACAAATGGAAAAACATCTCCATTTGTTTTAGATCATGATCATAAAACAGGAGCATTCAAAGGATGGATATGCAATAAATGTAACTCAGCACTAGGTTTTTTTGAAGATAATATTAATAACGTAAGAAGAGCATTAAATTATTTAGAAGATTATGAAAAAAGATGTTGACACTAGCACATCACCCGTGCTATAATTCGTTTTGTTGTTGGTAGTAGACAACGAAAACTTGGGAATGATCCCACACAGTGCCGCAATGGTGCGGATTTTAAAAGGAGAAATAAAATATGAATGACCCTATTTACATTACTGGTAAGTGCCACTATGCTTCCATTACTGAACCTAACACCAAGTTTGATCCAGTGTGGTCAATTCAGGTAGAGGTTAATGATGATAACCGTGAGGTAGTTGAGAGTTCCGGACTACCCATTACAAACAAAGGAGATGAGCGTGGAGACTTTGTAACTATCAAACGTAAGGTTGTTCGCAAGGATGGTACGCAACGTAATGCACCCCTTGTAATGGACTCACAAAACAATCGTTGGAATAACGATAAGAAGATTGCTAATGGTAGCACAGTTAATGTAAAAGCTATCCCCTACAAATGGGATTATGCTGGAAAGTCGGGAGTATCCGCCGACCTTGCTGCTGTACAGATTGTAGACTTTATTGAATACACTGGCAGTAACCAGGACTTCGCCCCCGTAGACGGTGGGTACGTCCAAGAGACTGAAGCAGTTCCCTTTTAATATAACGTAGGAGATAAAGAGGAGAGTAGTCACTTATAGTGAAACGCTATAATGCGTTACATGCGTAACAGCGTTACAAACGTCGATGTACTGACTAGCATGTTACTCTCCTCTTTTCATATCACATGAAAAAAATTGAAACTATTGTAGAAGATATCTATAATCTATTTTCTTTGAGTGCTATCGACATGAAGGAAGAAGATGTTGATAAGCACATTGAAAAGTTTGGTGAGATGGTTAAACTTCACACCAAAAAGTTTTTATACACAGAAGAATCTGTAGATAAAAATTTAAGACTGTCTCAAATCGGTAGACCTGATAGACAACTTTGGTATGACATTAATTCAAAAAAAGAAAACAGCACAATAAAACCAGAGAACAGAATTAAATTTTTGTACGGTTATATTCTTGAAGAGTTTCTTCTAATGTGTGCTGCTATCTCTGGACACGATGTGAAAGACCAGCAAAAAGAAGTATCAATTGAAGGTGTTCTTGGTCATCAGGATTGTATTATAGATGATACTTTGGTTGATTGTAAGAGTGCATCTACATATAGTTTTCAAAAGTTTAAAAACAATTCAATTCTTGATGACGATCCATTCGGATATATTGCTCAAATATCTGCATACTCACAGGCAAATAACTTAAAGAAAGCTGCCTTCTTAGTCATCGACAAATCAACTGGAGAAGTTGCACTCTCTCCCGTACATTCAATGGAGTTTATTAATGCTAGTGAAAGGGTTAAACATCTTAAAGAAGTTGTCAACGGCGACGATATCCCTGATCGCTGTTACGTTCCTGTGCCTGATGGCAAGTCTGGTAATTTTAAGCTTCCCTCTGGTTGTGTCTTTTGCGGCCATAAAAGAGAATGTTGGTCTGACGCTAACCAGGGAAGAGGGATACGTGTATTTGAATATTCAAAAGGTAAGAGATACTTGGTTCAGGTTGGCAAAGAGCCTGATGTTCCTGAAGTGATTGATTGGTAATGCACTGGAAGTATAAACAAAAACCAGACCCAACAAGTCACTTTGGTTTTGTCTATGTTATAACTAATAACAAAACATCTAAAGCTTACATTGGATGTAAACAATATTTTTACACTAGAAAGAAAAAGAAAGTTGAATCCAACTGGAAAGTATATACAGGATCAAGCAGTCATCTAAACGATGACATTAAAAAGCATGGCAAAAAAAATTTTAAGTTTGAAATTATAGGTGAATATAAAAATAAAAGAAGTCTAAAATATTATGAATGTTATTATCAAATGATTAACCACGTCTTAACCAAAAAAATAGAAGGCACTGATGAACCTGCCTACTACAATAATTATGTAGGTGGTAAGTTCTACAGGCCCGTACAAGAGCCACCTAATGATTGAAGAAATTCTTGAAGCCGAATCTTTATATGATCTAACCAATAAAAATTCTCACAGATCGTTAAACCTTGCTATCATTTTGCAAGCACTGCTTGACTTGTCTCGCCCAAAAGCGTATAATGAGTCAATCGAAACTTCCTTGTATCGTGATCAGGCAATGGCATGGGTATTCAAATCCATTGGTACAACATGCGAAGCATTCGAAGAAACATGTGATCGTGCTGGCGTAAATCCAAACACTATTAGAACCTTTGCACTGAAGGTAACACTATCGGAGAACAGAGATGAAATCAGAAGAAAGCTTCACTCCTTCTTGTGACATTATGAAGAGGCAGATAGGAGGTAATCATTATAAAGATTGTGCAATACAACCAGTTGAGTATATACATGCAAACGATTTAAATTATTTTGAAGGTAATGTAATTAAATATATTACCAGACACAGAACAAAAGGAGAAGGCAGAAAGGATATAGAAAAAGCTATACACTATGCCGAGATGATTTTAAAATTTTATTATAACTAAGGAGGGGGTAATGGCGCAGTTCCGATCAAACGAAAATCCTATGTTTCGTTCAAAGTTCAGTGAGGATATCTTCAAACAGAAGTATGCTCACCATAACTGTGAGACATGGGACGCACTGGCATCTGTTCTTGTAGAGGATGTCTGTCAAAACTATATGCCTAAAGATGACAAAGAAGAACTCAAAAGAATTATTACAGACCTGAAGTTTATTCCTGGTGGTAGATACCTTTACTATGCTGGACGTGACAACAAGTTTTTTAACAACTGCTACTTGCTCAAAGCAGAAGAAGATACGAGGGAAGACTGGTCTAACCTGTCATGGAAGTCTGAGTCTTGTCTCATGACAGGTGGTGGTATTGGTGTAGACTATAGCACCTACCGTGAAGAGGGTAGGCTGCTGAATGGTACAGGTGGTCTAGCGTCTGGCCCTATACCTAAGATGCAGATGATCAATGAGATTGGCAGACGAGTTATGCAAGGTGGTTCTAGAAGGTCTGCAATTTATGCAAGTCTTAACTGGAAACATCCAGACATAAATAAGTTTCTTACGTCTAAGAATTGGTACGACATGCCCATTGGTACGACAGAGTACAACATTGGTCAGATTAAAGAACAAGATTTTAATTTCCCTGCACCGCTGGACATGACAAATATTTCTGTGAACTATGACACAGAGTGGTTACTTAACTATTATGAAACGGGAGATGTAGGAGATGCCTTCAAAACTAATGTTGCTCAGAGCCTTAGAACTGGTGAACCAGGATTCTCGTTCAATTTCTTTGAGAAGGAAAAGGAGACACTACGTAACGCTTGCACGGAGGTTACATCCGAAGATGATTCTGATGTTTGTAATCTTGGCTCAATTAACATGGGTCGTATCGACAATCTTGCAGAGTTTTCTAATATTGTAGAACTAGCCACTAAGTTCCTGCTATGTGGTACACTACGTGCCAAGCTACCATACCAGAAAGTCTATGACGTTAGAGAGAAGAACCGTAGGCTTGGTCTAGGTCTGATGGGTATACATGAGTGGCTAATCAAATCAGGATGTAAGTACGAGGTAACTGAGGAACTACACAAGTGGCTATCTGTATACAAAGGTATCAGCGACAGGACAAGTTCTCAGTTTGCTGACCATCTTAGTGTGTCACGTCCTGTAGCTAATCGTGCTATTGCACCGACAGGTTCTATCGGCATTCTTGCTGGCACCTCAACAGGCATTGAACCTATCTTTGCTGTGGCATATAAGCGTAGGTATCTCAAGAACGGTACACGTTGGCACTATCAGTACGTTGTGGATAGTGCTGCACAAGAAATCATTGATTTGTATGGTATTAATCCAGATCAGATTGAATCTGCTCTTGATCTTGCTGATGATTACAAGAGGCGCATTAAGTTCCAGGCGGACATACAGGACTATGTTGATATGTCTATCTCTTCCACCATCAATCTACCTGAGTGGGGTAGCAAACTTAACAACGAAGACACAGTGGATGACTTTACCGAAACACTGGCTACCTATGCTAGTAGACTACGTGGCTTTACAGTATACCCTGATGGATGCCGTGGTGGTCAACCACTTAGCAGTGTGCCATACTCTGAGGCTGTTGAGAAACTAGGTGAGGAGTTTGAAGAAGGTTTAGAAACTCATGACATCTGTTCTATTACAGGACATGGTGGATCGTGTGGAGTATAGAAATGGATGATGTTGAAAAGTATGAGGTGATTGAAGATGTATAATCCTAAGTACAAGGGCCGTAAGCGTAGTCTAGTAGAACTAGATGATGCCATTGACGAGATTATTGAGCGTAATCCTGATTGGGTAGAAAAATTAATCGCATCTTTGAGGCGAAACGAAATGAAAACAATTACACTAAGAGTTGAAGATTGCGACCAAGTTGTTATTGACGATCTTATGGATTCTTATCGTATGAACAATCAGTTTGATAAGGTTGACTGTTCAGATGACGTTCTTGAGCCAGACTATGAGTTGCTCAAAGCGATTCAGACCGTTCTAGCATACTACATGGTACATAAAGACTGGTCAGAATGGATGGAAATGAACCCAATGGTGAAAGAAGATGCTTGATAAGGAAATGAACATGACTACTTTTGATTTTGGTAACGGTCCAGTCCCTGCCCACCAGCACTCCAACGGTGGCGGTTGTGTTGCTGATACTGCTAAGGTAGCAGATACAGCTTATGTTGGTCCTGATGCTCAGGTCTATGACGTGGAAGGTGAGATACACAATCTTACCCTTTACACTGGTGACTGTAATGCTCAGGTCTATGACAATGCCGAGGAAGATATCTTCATTGAAATGGACGGTAAGCGATACAAGCTGGTGGAGATTGTGTGAGGCGAGTTATTAAGGTCTCGTAGATCAATTGGATAGATCAACAGACTTCTAATCTGTAGGTTGAAGGTTCGAGTCCTTCCGGGACCGCCAAAAAGTACTTGACACAGATATAAATTTATGCTAGAATTTTACCGTGATGCCAATAGTGGGTCACATTATTATCAACTTGCTAATAGGAGAATGATATGAATACTTTACGGAACATCCTGGACAACGTACCCAACTGGTCTGTTGGGCATGAGAAATTTGTAAAAGAGGCTTTGGACATGCTCAATTTAAATGTACATGGGTATAATAATTACCCGCCTCACAACCTTACAAAGAAAAGCGATAGTGAATATAGTATTACTATGGCTGTTGCAGGGTTTTCTAAGGATGACTTAACTATTAAAGGTGAAGGAAATGCCTTGAGTGTTGAGGGAAAGAAACATTCAGATGAAGTAGATAATAACTTTATCTATAAAGGAATTTCTGATAGACAATTTAATAAACAATTTCTGTTGGCTGAAAATACTTTTGTAAAAGATGTAAATCTAACAGATGGTTTGTTAGAAATTAAACTTGAAAGAATAATCCCAGAAGATAAAAAAGAAACAGTTTATCAGATTAATTAACACTCTTATTGTTAATTATAACTTGGTTAGCTACATAGATTGCATAAGTCATTCTAGTAGCTAACCACTTCTTTGGAGTACGTATGAAAAAAGCACCTAACACAGTTTACATTGGCTACGATCCTAAAGAACGTGTAGCTTATGATGTTCTAAAGTTTACGATTGAACGTATAGCAGTAGACAATACAAGAATTGTTCCTATTAAATTGGATACTCTTAAACGAATGAATATGTACTGGCGAGAACACACGGAAGTGAACGGCCAGAAGTATGACAAGGTAGACAAGAAACCATTCTCTACTGAGTTTAGCTTTAGTAGGTTTCTTGTTCCGGCCCTTAATATGTATGAGGGTTGGGCTTTGTATATGGACTGTGATATGTTTGTACGTACAGATATTAATGAAATCTTTGAAGAGTATACACTAGATTACTACCCCTTGTATTGTGTTAAACATAAATACAATTCAGAAAATAAAACTAAAATGGACAACCAAGAACAGCAAAACTACCCTAGAAAAAACTGGTCTAGTCTTATGCTTTGGAATTGTTCTCACCCCAAGAACCAGGAGCTTACAGTTGAGAAAGTAAACACAATGCCTGGATCGTGGCTCCATCAGTTTGAATGGATTGGCGACAGAGACTCTGACATTGGAGGAATCCATGAGGAGTGGAACTGGCTAGACAATCATTCTAGTATTGATATTAAACCTAAGAACGTACACTTCACAACTGGCGGGCCATGGTTTAAAGAATGGAAATGTGGCAGACATGCCGATGGTTACTATGCTTCTGAGTGGAACCAAGAGTATACTTATTTAGTTGGTAAGGGGAGGATAGAGCCTTATGAAATATAAAGTTGTTACTTGTTTTAATGAAACTATTCTAAAAGAGAATGGAGCAAGGCTCCTTGAACAGTTCAGCACTGACTGGGAAAATAAAATTAAATTTGAATGTTACTATTATGATTTAGATATTTCAAACTATTCTTTACCGCAAGCCGATAATATTACATATCACAATCTAAATGATATTGAAGATTATGTTTCATTTGTAGAAAGAAATAAAGAACATGATGGAACAGAAAACAAATCGTTTGAATACAACGAAAGCATTGACGCACTTACAGAAGCTGCGAAAGTTTTTGCTATCAGCGAGACTGTATTTAATAGTTCTATGTCTTGGGTATTCTGGGTTGATCCTCATTGTCATACTATGTCTGACGTATCTATTAAATATCTATCAAATCTTTTTGATTACGACAGTAAAAATATTCCATTAGTTTTACTAGATAATGCTAGTCACTTTGCAGCATTTGAAATCACAAATCAATCTTGCGTAGATTTAATTGGTGATCTACGTGGTACATATATTACAGACAACTATTTACAGTACAGGGATTGGCGTACATTTTTTATTCTTAATAATCTAGTTTCTATTTACAATGCACATGGTCTAAACTATAGACTGTTAGATAAAGATAGTTCAGATTTTATTAACAATATTATTGTTGATCTTAGAAACCCTGTCTCTAAAAATCTTAGAGACTCGAAAGGTAATCGTGTACAACCTTTGTCTGAGAATGATACAACTCCGGATATCTTACCGGGCAGATACAAACAGCTTGCTGATCTTATTAGATTCTATGAGCCAGCTAAGATTCTAGAAACCGGCACATGGAATGCTGGTCGTGCTATTGAAATGGCATTGGCTACGTTTGATCGTAGAGACAGTCTTCACTATATTGGATATGATTTATTTGAGAATGCTACAGCAGAAACAGATAAGGAAGAGTTCAATGCTAAAGCACACAATACAGAAGCAGCAGTTATTAAACGGCTTAATGAATTTCAGAAGTACGTTAAAGAAAACAATAACAAAACATTTACCTATGAACTACATAAAGGTAATGTTAGGAATGTACTTACAGACAATATTCCAGATGACATTGATGTTGCTGTTATGGGTAGCGGTAACAGCTACGAAACCGTAAACCATGAGTACAATATACTCAAGAAAGTTCCGGTAGTTTTAATAGATCATTACTTTACCAAGGACGAGGCAGAGGAACTACCCCCAGAAGAATACCATGGTGTTAATAAAGTCTTTGACGAAATTAAAGTTAAAAACGTAGAAGCAGATGAAGAGAACGAAGAGGGTTGGACTTCATTCTCCGAAGAGTTTACTGTAAGGAAACATATTCTCCCGTCCAGTGATCGTGTTCTTGGTGGAGGCATAACCCATCTTGTAATTGTTTTAAACGATCCTGATGTTAAAGATATTCCTGAAGATGTTAAACGTGTTCCCATTATTGTACACCCCAGAGATTGTGTACCAAAAGATTATATTGTCAGCAACATTCAGACAAATCTAAAACTTATTGATGACAACAAGTGGATCGTTAAACATCCAGCACACAGACAGAAGGCTGCAATTATCTCAGCCGGTCCTTATCTTGACTATGATAAACTAAAATCTTTTATCTATGATAATCCCGAAGCTAAAATTCTTTCTGTTAAACATGCGTATCCTAATTTGATTGAAAAAAATATTATTCCATGGGGTTGTATTGTACTTGACCCACGACCTATTGATGGTAAAAGTACCCACAATATTATAAGGAAAGACTTGTTTAAGAATCTATCCTATGATACAATATTCTTTGTTGCATCAATGACCGATCCATCCGTAACCAAGCATCTTAAAGATAGTGATGCAAAGATATGGGGATGGCATGCATTTACTGACTCTCTCAGAGAAGAAGACGAAAGAGGAAAGCAAATTCAAAACCAGTCAGTTAAATTAAATGAAGAACTAGGTATACCACAGGGTGCCACTCTAATTACTGGTGGTACATGTGCCGCAATGCGTGGCATTGGAATGCTACATACCATGGGCTTTAGAGATATCCATTTATTTGGGTTTGATTGTTGCCGGGATGAACCAAATGAAGAAGAAAGAACAGAGACTGTAGGTGACATTGAAGGTGGTGAAACTCCTAAACCTAAGTACATTCAAGTTAATGTTAAAGATAAAACATATTGGACAACAGGTGAGCTTCTAGCTATGGCACAAGACTGTGAAAAAGTATTTGCTGATCCAGGACTTGAGGGCATTCTTACATTTCATGGAGAGGATACCATGGTTGCTGATCTTTGGGATATTGAACAGAAGAAAGAAACCAGACCAAACTTTAAAGGATATTATTCATGACTGTAAAAATTAAACCTGATGATGTATATACTAGGCAGGTTCCCTCTGAAAAGTATGAGACACTGCTAAAAGAATATATTGAGATGCATCAGTCATCTGACAAAATGTTTAATGGAAAAAGCTTACTTAAATTTGCTAATGTTATTCAGCACGTTCTAAGAGAAAACAATTGTAAAACTTTACTAGACTATGGTAGTGGTAAAGGACAGTTGTATACGGATGAGTATAAAAAAATTAGTGATGAATTACCAGCACCATTACCACAGTACTGGGGCTTAGAAGAATATACTTTATATGATCCTGCATTTGAAGAGTATTCCACTCTTCCATATGGAGGGTATGATGCTGTTGTATCTACTGATGTGCTTGAACATGTGCCTGAAGAAGACCTTGGCTGGGTAGTAGAGGAGATACTAGACTATTCTAAAAAAATTGTTTTTCTAAATATCTCCTGTATGGAAGCAGTTAAAACATTTAAAGATGGTAGTAATGTTCATGTTTCAGTATTCAATCCTGTGACATGGGCAAAATTTATAGCGGATAAACTTAGTAATGTCAAAAGAAAAAACATTACAGTATATTTATATACGGACTATCGTGACTCTGACACGGGTCAATTGTTAAATAAAATATATAAGATTCAATATAGTCCGACAATTTATGAGATAAAGGAGTAGCCAATGTTAGGTATTGCGGAATCAGTTATTGGAGTAGCAGGAAAAGTTCTTGATAAATTTGTAGAGGACAAAGACCTAAAGACCAAACTAAATGCAGAACTAAAACAACAGATGCTATCACTTGACCTAGCACAAGCACAAGCCAATATCGAACAGGCAAAATCTCCATCTGTATTTATCGCTGGTGCTAGACCCGCCATCATGTGGATATGTGCTTTTGGTTTGGCATGGCAGTTTGTGCTACAGCCGGTTGCAGTATGGGGCATTGCTCTTAGTGGTGCGGATATTGTATTACCTATTATTGAGACTGAAGGGTTGATGTCTCTGACCCTTGCTCTTCTTGGTCTTGGTTCAATGCGTACCGCTGAGAAGTGGAAAGGCGTTCAAAGAAATAACATGAAAGGTTAAACATGAAATCTGGTAAAGTATGGGGCGAAACAGAATTTATTTTTGGTAATGGTGTTCTTGAATTTCATAAAATTAATTTTTTAGAAGGAAGCACCTGTAGTAAACACAAACATAAATATAAATGGAATGGTTTCTATGTGACAAAAGGTGTTCTAAAAATTAAAGTATGGAAGAACGACTACGATCTAGTAGATGAAACTGTCCTATGTCCAGGAGATTGGACTACCGTAAAGCCAGGAGAGTTTCATCAGTTCGAGGGCATTTCTTCTGGTGAAGCCTTTGAATTATACTGGGCTGAGTTTGATCATAACGACATTGAAAGAGAAACCGTAGGAGCGAAATGATAACAGGAAAGAAAGACTAATGTTAAACGAGAAGCAGGAAAAATTTGCACAGGCATACGTATTACATCGTAATGCTACTGAAGCAGCAAAGGCTGCTGGTTATGCAGAAGACTCTGCTTACAATCAAGGATACCGTCTGCTTCAAAAGCAAGAGATTATAGATCGTGTTCATGAACTTGAACAGCAACTAGAAACAGATGTTAATGTTATTGAAGAGATAGAAAACCAATATGCATTTGCAAAAGCAAACGGACACACCAACAGTGCAATCAAAGCACTAGAACTTTTATCTAGAATTAGAGGTTCAAATAGTGACAGTGGTTTGTCGATGGACAAAGACACACTAGAGACTGCCATTGTCGGTTCTCTAAATGTGCTTGGTTATGAGAAAGTTATTAATCTTTTATCGAAGTGTGATTTTGCCCATGAATTTTTTGAAGATGGGGAAAATTACCCGTCAGAGAGCGACGAGGAGTGGGCATCTACGGAGTCTCTGGACCCCACCCCCCAGGAAGAAGTAGATTCTTCTGTATGACGCTCTATGGGCCGTATAAAAGAAATCGTTATTTAGAGGATAGATAGTCCTCCAAATACAGTGACTCCGGCTACAAACTCTGCAAGTCTAGCAGAATCCATCCATGAATATTTAATTTTGTTTAGTCTTAGAAACTGAAACACTCTTTCTCTGTGTGGATATAGATATCCAGCACCTACAGAAAGAAGAATGTAGACGATGCCAGCTACGGGACCGACATATCCTAGAAGAATAAGTGGGAGTGTAAGCACGACAGATGGAATACCAAACCTAAAAACCATCCACTTCCAATCTTCCCACTTAGTCCACCCCAAACCTAAGTGACATGCAATAAATGCAGCCCAACATACAGCAAAGATATTTCCTGTTACGTCATACATTCCTACGAAGGAACAGATCAGAGCAACAAAAGGATACACGGCCCATCTTGAAAGATACCCAGTACCTACCACCGCTCTAGCCAAGCCGCCTAAAATAAAACATACAGCAGATAACATTTATTATTCCTTTCTTATTTGTAACTCCAGACCCATGGTCTTGGATGCCTGTCACTGTCTTCCATTGTATCTAAATGTAAGAATCTTTTTTGGTGTGGTCCTCTTTGAGATACACCAATACCAGAGAAGCCCTTTTCCATAGCAAGAGACATAAGCTCATAGGCGTCCTTACCAGACACCAGTACATCTACAGCCTTACCATATAGGTGTGGTGAGTTTTTAGCCCCACCTATAACCTGATTATATGAAGTATCCCTATACCCAGAGGAAATAACCATAGGCTTGTCATAGGCATATCGTAGAGCCACAAGCTTTTCCATAAACCATTCATCCATGTGGCAACTATCAGTTCCCTTACATTTTAGTTCTTCTTCTGTAAAAAAATCCCACATATTATTTTATTCCTTAATCTTTGGATGTGATCCATTATGCATGTGATAAAGTCTATCAGTACTTGTTTCTAAATTCTTTAACCGTTCTTCAATAGACCCATCTCTTTCAGATTGTTTTTTTAATATCTGAGGAGACAATATGTCATTAGCCATAACATCAATAGAGCTAATAGCCACAGCCATCTTAGCTTCTACCGTATCTATTCTGGTAGTTAAATTGTATACTTCTTTCTTTATATCTTCTTGATCAGAAGTCATACTACGAATTGTAGTTTTAAGCACACCCCATGTAGTAGCTATACCAGCTAGTACAGTGCCTAAAGTAAGAAGTTCTTTTGAACCTAGTTCTAACATTATTCTAAATCTGAACCTTCAAGTTGAGCCTGTAAATCAAAGAAAGAATTTAAATCAAACCTACCACGTGTATTTTCAAACACTCTTCTAACTGTGCTATCTGATATTTTAAATGGTGAAAAGTAATTCATTCTAGCATTAGCAATAGCTTCTAAATCTCTATCTTTTAATTCCCTACTATCATATTGACCAAACTTAGTAAGACCTATATTAAAATCATCAAGGTCTAAACCAAGGGTATTATAATATTCAAGCATACCTTTTAGTGCTAGTTGGCTTGATCTATTTCTTCTTTGAGCATTTCTATACTCTTCTGAAATATTAGTAATAAAACCATCTAGATCACCTGTAAGTAAATTTGGTTGTGATACAGCATAGTCAAAACTTTTACCAGCATTATTAATATCTTTTAAAGCGTCATTAAGATTTCTTCGTGTACTGCCTGTAATATCTAAACGAGTTTTTCTAAAGCCCATTAAATCTGGAATAAGATTAGCAGTTATTGGAGAATAATAATTACTAATTTCACTTCCCATAGGCTCTTTACCTATAGCCTCTGATATGTTATCATAACCATATTCAGCGGCTTTTGCTTTTTCATAGTCATATCTACGTTTAGCAAATGATACAAATCCAGGTTCAAAAGCAGCCAGCACTTGAGAAGCTTGAGCAAAAGGAGTATCTAAATCAAGCATACGACCAACTGCTTTTGTAGCTGCCCCCAAAGCGGTACTATCATTATAAGTACGCCATGAAGGCGTGTCAGTTGTAGCTTTCATAAGAGCTTCAGTTAGCATAGAGGGACCAACAATAGGACCAGCGGTCTTATCTAATACAGTCAAAGCAATCTTTGTTGCATCTGTTGAATTATAATCTTTTTCTGACAACAATAATTCATGCAAACCTTTAGCAGCAGTTTTAATAGAATCAAAAGGATCAAGGTTTCCAAAAGAAATTCTATCTACATATTTAGAACCTCTGCCATCCTGTTTAATACCACTTGTATATAATTTATTTGTATATGTCATATAAGGATAATCTATTTTATCCAGTGCTTCTTGTTCTTCTGGTGTAATACCATGTTGTTTAGCAGACATATCTTCAATAATAGATGGCATCATGCCTACAGCAGTCATACCGCCAAGCCTTTTATATGCTTGTCGCCTAAGAGTATCGTTTCCACTTGTTAAATCTGACATAGTATATTTAACAAGGTTCTTTGATATACGTGCCATTTCTGCTGGAAAAGCTACGAAGTCACCAATAGGACTATATCGCAAACCTTTAAAGAATTTTGGTACAAGACTATAGTTAGGCATTAAGTCTCTTGTTCTTTGTGCTGCTTCTCGTTCTAATCCAAGCAACCATTCACCCTCGTCTAAATCTCTGGGTTTTGGTTTAGCTTTTTTTAGATAGTCAAGTGTCTTTTCAAAGTGTGCTGCTTTAAATATAAAGTCTTCACCTTCGTAAAGCTTTGCTACTTTCTTATCAGCCAAACCACTTATAAAACCTTTATCTGTGCCTAATCTATTTAAATTTTTACGTACCAAACCAAGTGTTACGCTACTATCAGCAAGACCATAACCAATTAGTTTACCTACATACTGACCTAGTTCTTCATTAGTCTTTCCCGATATTCTTGACTTTGTAGCTTTAAATGCATCAGCAAAACCTTTACCCGCAAATGGAATCATACCATTCGCAGCCATTAACACAATGTTTCCTACCGTGTTAGCTCCATGCGTAGCAGGGTTATATATAGTTTTAGCTGCTTGAGATACACCTTTTGCTTTCCCCCACATTTCAATAATAGAATTTCTGTTAGGGTCATCCAACATAGTTTTAATCATCGTAGCATATTCATCAGATATGTACAAATCTTTTAAAGCAGGATTAGCTTCTAAAAATTCTTCTGCCGCATCTTTATTAAAGATTACAGATGCTCTTTGTTTTGCAATCTCACCTAAAGATTCTGCTGCCTGTCCTTCACCAACTCTATATCCTTGTTGTGCAAGCCCTTGCTTTTCTAAATGAGTAGCTACATCTGTTAAAAATTTATGTTCAGCTTTCATTGTAGCAAGCTTACTGTATGTTTTCATATAGTTTGATGATGGGTCTTTAATCTCTCCCCATAAAGCTCTTAACTCTTTAGGAACATCTGATCTTTTTTTAGCTGCTTTAGAAGAACCAAGTAAACTATTAGATGTAGTAATATCAAAAAATGCATTGCCATTATCATTAGTTTCTCTGACAAGTCTATTTAAGTTATCAAGAACTTCTGTATCATTTGTAAGTTTTAAATCTCGTTTAATAAACTGTGCAGCATCATCGACAATACCTCTTAGATTTTCATCCGTGATATCATTACGATTTAAATTTTTAGAATATTGACGAACTGCATTTTGTACATTACTAGCAAATTTAGGATCATCAAAGAACCTATATGATCTATTAATATACGTACCAAATTCTCCAGGTTCACCCATACCTGCACGTATAGTAGCTTCTAGCTTTCCTTTAAATACATTGTCAGCAACATAAGAAGAAAGACTATCTATTTTATTACGCATTTTTATAACAATTTCTGATGCGTCCGAAGACAAACTATTTATTGCTGCTTTATCGCCTTTCAATGCTTTGTCTACTGTATTCTCAAGAAAGTCTTGTCTTGCCTCTTTTGATTTAAATCTTTTAAGGTCATTCTTTTTTAATACTCTATCTAAATCACTTGCAAGACCGTCAGCTTCAGTTAATGCTTTTTGTGCTGCACTGTTTCTTTCTACAGTCATAGCAAGCATGTTATCATCTGTACCCTGCCTACTACTAAATGCTCTTCCAATATATTTTTTACCTAATTGTGTTGCTTTTTTACCAGCACTTGTTTTATTAAAAGCTTTAGCTGCACTGTATAGACCACCGCCAGCTAAAAGAAAAGCAGCTTCATAACCAAGGCTTTCTAAAAAGTTACTTAAATAATTATTTACCATTGTGTCATCTGGATTTTCTTCTAGCTTACGCAATGCTTCAGCAGCGTCTTCATTTTCCATAATATCTTCTACAGCTTGATAGTGATCATTGGTAAGCAAAGCATCACTAGCAGCAGCATTTACACCTAATGCTCCTAACTTTACTGGTTTTTTTGTTAAAGATTTTTGTATAAACTTTTCGGTAGCCGCACCACCCTTACCTGCTTTACCTGTAAGAAATGTTGCTGCCTTACCAGCTTTAGAAAAAGCACCCATTGGCACAAGAAAAGAACCAACCATGCCAGCAATTTCTTCACTACCACCAGAAATACCATCACCATGATAAGGATCAAGCCATGCTGCTGCTTCTTTTTTTATTGAATCAGGAATGTACTCGCCAAGAGTATTTTGTATACTATCAACAGCTTCTTTACCCAGTGTTATTTCACCAAGTTTTTCTATTCCTTCAGCGGTATCACCAATAGCACGGCCAACAGTTCTGCCTAAAAATCCAAGTGCAGCCTCTGCTGTATCCGCAACAACATTATCCCCAAGTTCTATTTGAGGACGAAAGTCTGTGCGACCTTCATTTACCTGCTTTTCATAATCACGGTAGGCTGCATAGAACTCTTCAGAATTTAATCCACTTTGCTCTATGAATTTATCTGCAATTTGCTTTTGTTCTTCTTGCGAGATATTCTGAAATTCTGGTCTTTCTAAAAATGTACCTAGATTAGAAGCAGTGTCTTGAAAGTCTTTTGATTCTACTGATAAAGTCATTTTATTTATGGTGCCGTTGGTGGTTGAGCTAAATTACGTATATTTTTATCTATTAACTCCTTAGACCCTGGCCTTGTGGGTGTAATAGTTTTTTTAACACCAGCTTCTTCAGCGGCTTTTCTTAACATAGCTTTAATTTCAGGTCGTTCTAAAAATAACTTCTCATATCTTTGAGCCTGTTCTTTATTTTTGGTAATTGGAATTTCTCCATTTCGTTTACCTTCGTTTAAAAGACGTATTGCTAATTGTGACACTACTCTTCTTTGTGAATTATATACTGAGCCAGGAGGAACTATTTCTAAGTCTGCTAAATTTTTTGCTGAGTTGCTAGGATCAGTAAGGTCTAAACCTGCCGCACCCAAACCTACGTCACTTCTAGTCTCTCCAAAAAGGTCTGTTACTGTTTTAAGCATTGTAGCAGCTTTAGTAAACTTTCCAGCTTTAATTTTAGATATTCTATCTGTATTCGCAAGCTGTTGTTTTAATATTTCTATTGGCATATCAGCAGTTGCAATATCAATTCCCAATCCTTTTAATATTCTATCAGAAGAAAGTTCTGCCTTACGAGTTGCCTTGCTTATTGCTGAAGCTTTTTTCTTTGTTCTTAACGCTTCGTTTTTTTCTTCCATAGCATCTCTAAACTTATCTAATTCATCATTAATTTTTTCTACTCGTTTAGATACGCCAGCAGCACCAACATTCATTACTTTAGTTAGCATTGTTACCAAAGAAGGTTCGTCCATACCAGCATCAATAGCCGCAGCAAATTCTGCTCCAGGCCATGCTTTAGCTTTTTCTTCAAACCTTTTCATTTTTCTTTCTTCATATTTATTTAAAGCATCTTGATCCTGCTTATCAAAATCTGCATCAATTAAATCTTGTACTTTAATAAACTCAGCTTGAGCATTTAATATTTTTTCATTTCCTTCTGCCTGTATTTTTATTTTATTTTCCATTAATTCTTTAAGTTTTTCAGGACTATCTACTAGCATTTTTTCTAATTGATCATCGCTTTTCATTGCAGAATCATATGCGTTAAACATTGTATCACTTGCCTGATTTAATCTATCTGAAAGACTAATCCTTCCTTTAAGAGACTTATCAACAATAGAAGACTTTGGCTCTGGTGCTTTAGGGATAGTAGAATCTTTATCCTGTGAAGCTTGTTTTGAATCATTTAATTTATTAACATTTAATTCTGGCATTATTCTAGACAAACTATCTGATGTTAGCCCTTCATTTAATACTCCAGGTTCGTTTAATTCTACAGCATATTTTTCAACAATAGGCGATACTGTTTCTTCACTAATAGGTACAAGGGCTGCTATCCCTCCTTGATTAGTCGAGGGCGTTAGAGTTCCCTGTGCCTCCATCATGGTTGTTGGTACTCTTGAACTATTACCGGGTCGTGTCAATGCTTCATATTTTTTTGGCTGTAGCCTCCTCCGTACCATTTCCATAACTGTTTCATTGTAAGTTCTAGGAATTGGCGGACGGCCCCTTCTATTAATACCCCCTGACATTTGACGTTTTACAACAGGCAGACTACCAAGACCACCACCATCTTTCATTCCATACGTATTTACTCTCTGTTCAAGCCCTGGATTTTGAGCCATAGCTCTATTAACAAAAGGTGTAAGAGTACCAAGACCACGACCTGACATGGGTCCAAATGTTTCATTGTAAGTTCTAGAAATACCTGCGGAGGCCCTTCTTAAATTTTCCATGTTCTCATCCATAATTTCTTTATAATTACTTAAAGAACCAGCAGCATTATCTATATTTTCTATAACATTGCTACGTGGATTAGAACGAGGGTAACGATTAAACACATCACCAAAGAAGCCTCCTAGTCCTCCACCAACAGGTCTAGCTGTTACTTGATTTTGACTATAGACATTGGGTAGTTCACCACCTTCTTGTTTATATACAATACGACCACCAGTTTTGCGGAACATGCTTTTATTTCCACCTGAAAATACCTCGTTCCAGCTAAATTTACCAGGACCAAATCCACCACCCATACCAAAGACATTAAGGCCAGACAAACCAAGACCCAGTAACTGTTGACCAATACCGGGAGCATTTGGCTGTAATATTCCTTGTGCAGTAGTGGTAGTATCAGGTGTTCTTAAAAATGGATTACCATATACAAAACTAGAAAGCTGTGCAAGTTCTTGCTTAGGATATTGTTCTCTTTCAAGATACTTTGCATACTGCTCATCAAGTGTTGCTTGCATTTCTTGTCTATCAGCCTGTGCCAACTGTTGAGCAAGACCCTGTTCAGCGATACCAGTTTGAAATTTAGTTAATCCTATATTTTGAAAATCAGCCGCTCTGGCACGATCCATAGCCATTTGATCTTGAAATCTTTTATAGGCATCTTCAT